GCTATTTTGGGCCCCGACGGATGGTTTGTGCTCCAGCGGGGCGAGACTGAATGTTTTGAGCAAGATAGTGTAACTTTTTGGGGTAAGCATTAGGGGCAGATCGCTCTGCCCCTAACCTTAGAGTGGCCTGGAGCTGAGGTGGTCCGGAAGCGCTGTCTGGATTGAGTCCAAGCACAAGTATGTGCAGATGCTCTATTCCCGCCAGCACAAGAAGGAGGAGCGTTCCAGGGAGCTCATCGAACAGTTTCTGGCATCAAAAGAGCTGAGGCCGAGGACGAAGCAGCGGTATGGCTATCTCCTTCGGAGCTTTTCAGAATTTCTTACGGTGAGCTTGGACCTGGTCACCACCGAGAACATACGGGACTTTATAGCTCATCAGCGAGAAGTAAGGGGCAATTCTGATGGTACAATCGCTAGTAAGGTTCATTCCTTGAGCTCCTTTTACGGATGGCTCGTCAAAGAGGAGATCATCCTCCGCAACCCGATGGACCGCATCGAGCGGCCAAGGGAACTCAAACGACCGCCGAAGCACCTAACCTACGAAGAGATCGAAAGGCTCCGTGAAGCAGCCACAGGGATCCGCAAGGTGTTGTTTGAGGTCCTGTACTCGTCGGGGATCAGGGTCAGTGAGGCAGTCAATCTTGACCGTTCAGACTATGACCCGGTGGCCAAGACGCTTCTTGTCCGTGAAGGAAAAGGCGGCAAACAGCGCACAGTGCCTCTGAGCACCCGAGCCAATTTGGTGCTTCAGGACTATCTCAAGAAGCGCAGTGATGACGACCCTTGGTTGTTCCGGAGCAACTATCGGAAACGCATCTCCAAGGAGAGCATCGAGTGGCACATCAAGAAGCTCGGCCATATGGCCGGGCTGGCCAGGCGAGTCACGCCTCACATGCTGAGGCACAGTTTCGCCACACACTTGCTTGACGCTGGCATGCCGATTGAGCTTGTGCAGTACCTGTTGGGGCATGAGTCCGTCAGGACAACCCAGGTCTATGCCAAGACTAACCCGGCAAACGTGGCTCACTACTACAAGCGGGTTTTCCCGTAGCATGGTTGAACCCATTGAGCTTCTAGCTTAGCTAGGGGCTCTTTTTTACATCCAAAACGAGAGGGGTACGAAAATGCTTAAGTGGCTAACAGGCAAGTTCAAAAAGAAGGAGAGCAAAGTAACATCTCTGGCCGATATGGCCGAGGCCGCAGCACCGGTGGTAGCCATCCCATCGTGGGACGGAGCATCGGACATTTACGTCAGATTGCGCCGGGTGTCGTTGATGGCGTTGGTGCAGTCGGGCAACCTTCCCAATGACCTTCTGACGTTCGCTACTGATATGGCCCTGAAGCAGCAGTCCGGGAAACCTGACTCGGTGGCGGAGATGGAAGTCAACTCGTTCGAGAAGTACACCCAGCTGCTGCACGCCATGGCCAGGGAAGCATTGGTGGAACCTACCTATGACCAGATCATGAAAGAAGTGGGCTGGCTGACGGATCAGCAGCTCATGGCGATACATTACTACTGCCTTGGGGGCGTAAGGGCCCTGCATTCCTTTCGCGAAGCAACCCGAGTTGCTATTGCGCATAGGAGTGACAGCCAAGACCTTCGGGGTAAGGCCCAGTGACTATCTTCCCGAGTTGGGGACCTGGGAACGGTACTGCTTCGATGAACTTGTAGCCATACAAATGGCCATCGAGGAGCAGAAACAGATCGAGGAGGCAAAGTCGAAAGCAGGGAGGGGCGATCCCAAGCCTCCGAGCCCGAAAAAGAAAGACGTTCCAGGCCCGCACATGAGGGGCGTGGATCTGATGAACCACGAAGCTTTTCGCAAGAAGAAGTAAACAGTAAGCATGGTTGAGCCCTGGCAACCTCATGGGGCAGTACCCTCTCGCTGCTCTGCCAGGGCTCAACCTTTCCTTTTGCAAAAAGGGGGTGGACAAGGTACATGGCAGAAGAGCTAGGTAGCATATGGGCCGAGGTGCGGCTCAACTACTCCAAGTACGATGAAGGCGTTGCCCATGTGGTAAGGCAGAACAAGTGGCTCGATGAAGAGATGCAGCGAACGGTGCAGAGGTTGGCGAGTCGTTGGGAGGGCCTTGGCGGGCGTATGTCTGTCGCAGCAACCGCGCCACTCACGATGTTAGGGCGACAGTGGCTCAACACGTTTGCCGACTTCCAGCAGGCCATGGCGAACACTCAGTCGGTCATGGGAGCCACCGTGGAAGAGTTGGAGGCTTTGACGGCAGCTGCTCGCAAAGCGGGCGAGGAAACCGTGTTCAAAGCCAGCCAGGCTGCCGATGCGCTGTACAACCTCGGGCAAGCTGGTATGGATGCGTCGCAGGCTATCGACGCTTTGGACGGTGTTCTGACATTGGCCGTGGCATCGCAGTCGGAACTCGCCTTCACAGCGGAAGTCGTGGTGTCCACCCTGAACCAGTTTGGCCTGGCCGCCAACGAAGCGTCAAGAGTGGCTAACGTGTTCGCAGCTGCCAACGCTGAGTCGCTCGCAGAGCTGGATATGCTCGCCGCATCGCTGAAAAACGCCGGGCCTGTGGCCGCCACGTTTGGCTACTCGCTTGAGGAGACCGTTGCTGCTCTAATGGCTCTCTACAATGCGGGTTTCCAAGGCGAGCAAGCCGGAAACATGCTCAAGCGGGCCATCTCGGATCTAGCGAACCCAGTGGGAGACGCAGTGAACGTCTTGAGCGAATTGGGTTTGACCGTCCGGGATGTTCATCCCGAGTTGAACTCTTTGGCCGACATCATCGATACCCTGAATGCCGCCGGGATCGACTCCACGCAGTCCTTACGTCTATTTGGCCAAGTGGCCGGCCCTGGAATGATAACCCTTCTCAACCAAGGTGGAGAAGCCCTTCGACAATACACGGAGAGCATCACCGGCACTAATAAAGCGGCTGAACAAGCATCCATCCAACTGGACACTCTCCAGGGAGACATCAAGATCATGCAGTCGGTATACGAGAGCATGGTCCTGGAGATGACAGGAAATTTCGAACCCGCACTACGCCAGATCACTCAGCGCATCACGGAGCTGTTTGGCTGGATCAGAGACCTAAACCCTGAAACTCAGAAGTTGATCGTGACCATAGCGGGGTTTGCTGCTGCGGCGGGCCCCACCATGCTGATCATAAGCCAGCTCCTCAAGGCCTTACCCTTGCTGTTCGGACCCGCAGGATGGATCTATGGCGGCATAGCAGCTGTTACGGCACTAGCATTTGCAATGACGGGTAGTTCCAGGGACATGCGGGAGTTCTACCAGGAGTCCATAGAGGCATCGAGAGCTGCCGAGCAGCAGGCCATGGAGCTACGTGCACTAGCAAACGAGTACAGAGAACTGGAAGGCAAGCCGAGCAAGTCCGAGGAAGAGCACCGCCGGCTCAAAGAAGTCATGGAGCGCATCGTAGAGCTGCAACCGGAGCTTGCTGTTGGCTACGAAACCATCGATGAGGCTATCAGGGCCAACATCGGTACGCTCGAAACCTACATCGAAAAGCTGGAGACGCAAAGCGAACTCCACCTGCGTCTTGCCAGCCTGGAGTACCTTCGCACAAGGAACCAACTTGAGCAAGAGCTGAACCAACTGCTGGGCGAGCGCTCTCAGAAGGAGTCCCAAGTCCAAAAGAACGTCAGCGAGACAGAGAGACTTGTCAGACTGCAGAACGAAGCCCAAATGGCTTTCATGGACTGGTTGGAAGCCCAAGAGCTTGGCCTCGAAGATGCTGCCAAGAGAGCCGAAGAGACCATGCGGCGAGTCTTGGTCGAGTGGAAACCCGATCATGTCGCCCAGGACAGCCCCTTTGGTCTTTGGGGTAAGTGGGTATCCGAGCTTACTGCTGAAGCTGAGCGCGTCAGCGGGCAGAGCGGAGCACTGCTTCAGGATCTTGACAAGATCAACGCCAGAATCGCTGAGATCCAAGATACTCAGGCCCACGCGGCCGCTGTGATGGCTGAGCTTGAGCGGAGACAAGCAGGCATTCCACTCACCGGGGCAGCACCAACCA